GCAGACCTAAATCATTACACATCTCTGGGAACTTCTCAAAAGCAATATCACGGATCAATGGATAATTAGGCAAGTAATAAGCAACCTTAACAGTTGGATATTGTAGCTTCTTAATGATTGTCTTTAACGTACCAGCATAACTCTTACCAGCACCAAATCCAGCAACTAATCCAGTAGTTGGGTTAAGACTTTCAATAAAATCTCTTTGATGTTCAAGAACATTAACGTCTTTTATCAACTAACTAACCTAATTCCAGTAATCTCTGAATTACCTTGTTCAACTTCATCACGAGAAACCTCACGCCAACCTGCTTGAGTTTTAAGGTAGAAAATAGCAGAAGCAGTATCACCCTCACGAGCTTTAGTTAACAAAGAACCAGCCACATCAACAATTGCTTTTGAACGACCTTTTTTATACATACCGAGTGCTTCAGCATCACGTTTAAATATCTGCTGAAGTGTTTCTTTGCCAATCATAAAGTAGTCAGCTAACTGTTGTTGGGTCAATACAGAACCAAGCGTTTCAAGTTCAGCTTTCTGTTCTTTAGTTAATTCAATCTTTTTGCTCATAACTCTCTAACCGTAATTATAACCTTGCCACCTTTTATAACCTCATCTCGACCAATTGTCAATATATCAATCTGACTATCATCTTCCCAGACTATACCAGTTAAAGAGTCCAATAATATCTTGTTATAATTATCAATATCACGTCTGCGTTTATCTGGCATAAACAATCTAATTGATACCATTAATCGCTTATCAGTTAGAAGTTTACTATTATCACTCAATAGTGTTTTGATCCGGTCTTTGTATGCTCTACCATCTTTGCTGATGATAACAGCACATATATTACCTCTTGGAATTGCTCTGTAACAAGCATTAACACTTGGTGGGAATGGTAGTTCAATTGTTTCTTTATACTTTCTCATCAATCACAAGATTAGATGGTTCACCGTAATAATTAGAAATGCCATATATTGCCCAATGAATAGTCGGTTTATCTTCTTTAATTCGATAATCCAAGCCTTGAACGCTAATACCCAATATAGCAGCAACTTTTTTATTGTTGAGTCCTAAATCCTTGATTTCTTTCTTTATGTCGTAGTATTTTAAATTCATTTTCTTGTTTTAACACTTTATTCATGTTCATTTTATCAGATAAACTTTTAATAACTTGTTGTATTTTTGATTGTTTCATTAAAAATTCCTTTATAGCCAGTTCATTTTATCAGCATTTAACATATCAGTCCATTGCTGTGATTCATCATTCCACCAGAAACCGAACTTACCCTCAAACTCACCATTACGCTGTTTACTACAAATCATATATCCATCAAAATCTTCTTTATTAACTTGGTCGCCATTCAGCATATCTTCCATCTTTTGTTGGTTTCTATGAACAATCAATACGTTATCAGCTAAATCAGTTATCTCACCAGCACCTTTAACAGAGAACTTATCTGGAACAAAATCTTTAGCCATTCCAGCTGGTTTTCTCATGTGATTAACCAAGTGGATATGAATATCATAATGTTTAGCTGCCCAACATAAAGCATCAACAAAGTTCTTTTGTGCTTCGTTATTCTCTTGATTAACACCACATTTAACTAATGAATCAATCATTATGTGTTGAACACCTTTTACTTGTGCTGCCCAATGAATCATGCCAATAATCTTATCTGGTTTAACTGTACCAGTTTGGTCATATATCCATAAATTAGTATCTGAAATATCTTTAAACATATCAGCAAATTCTTGGTCTGGAGTTGTACCACCAAAACCTTGTCGCATCATTCTAGCAATAGTTGTTCTTGGTTTCATTTCCATAGAAGCAATTAAAACACTTGTGTGTCTGATTAACCATAATGCTACTTGCCCCATTACTAATGATTTACCATTACCGTTAATACCTGCCCAGATAGTTAATTCACCCTTTCTAAATCTAAATTTATCTTGAGTTTTTTCCCAAGGCATAGAATCACCAACATTTTTAACACCATTATGTAACAGTTCCATTGCTTCATCAACAAAATCTGATGCTGGTCTAATACTTTGTCTTTGTGTTTGAGCAATATAATCTCTAAAATCTTCATCTTTAATAATATTCATTTTTATTTCCTTTTAGTTAAAGTACGTTTTTAAACGTTGTAGTTGTTTCTGTATCTGTCAATCTTTCATCTTCCCAAGTTTCTTGGTTTAAATAAGTGCTAGGGTTCTTGATGAATTGTTTAATTATACCAACATATCTTGTCTTACAATCATCTATTGCTTTACGTTGATTTTCTTTGCTTAATCCTTTAAAGGCAGATAGTGCTGGTTTCTTTCCAACCTTTTTAGGGTAGTTAGACCAGAACTCATCGAATGCTGCTGTTATATTTATATTATTAACTCTTGTAGTATTATCTTTAAAGTTTTGTTTGATACCCCCCCCAAAGTTTTCTTTAATACCCCCACAAAGAATTCTTAAATACCTCTTATCTATTTCTTTAGTACCATCTTTATAAGTAATAGACCTTGATATAAAGCCTTGTTTGACCAGATTACTAATCCATTGGCTTACAGCGACTGTAGATACATTGTATAAATCAGCAAAGTATTTGTTTGATGCCCAGCAAGTTCCGTCTTTTTGAGATAATGCAGTTATTTCAGCAAATAGAAGTTTCTCATTAGCTTTTAGTTTGGTTGAATATCTAACGTCAGCGGTTAATATCGCATAATAAGTTGGTTTTTCTTTACTCATATTGCAACCTTAATCGCTTTATTAACTAACCAATCGCATTTAATATCAATATTACTATCAATACATTCATTCATTAGATTAAGCAGATACTTGTTGTGTGCGATATTGTCATTCAGCAATGACATAGCATCAAATTTATGGGTTCTGTCTTTAGCGTTAAGCATCTCTTGATATATAATGCCGAAGTTCTTGTTTGACATATCTCTTGGCTGCAAATCTCTTAATACGCCAGTTTTAACTGAACCGTTTAAAAGCATAGAGCCAAGCACATCAACTTCTGCTTGTCGTCTTGTGCCAACTATATAAGGTAAGTTTTCATCAATATTGACATTGATATGTTGTTGTTCTGATTCTGATAAATCAAAGAACGGTATGGATTTATCCATGGAATTCTCCTAAGTTATTTAATGTTCATTACCTTTTCTGCTGTTTGAATGGTGGGTAATTACTCCCACCGTGAACATCAACCAACAAAGGCATAGCCATTATATATTAAAAAGCTGGTAAAAACAATATTAAATTAATTTTAAATAAAGTGTTGACAAGTGAAAGGTTTGTTGTATAATGAACTCACTTTAAACAAAAACGGAGATAAAAAATGATTAAAAGATTTGAAACTAAAGCTCAAGCAAAGAAGCACTTGGATACTAAGGGCAAATGGGGCGAAACAATTTTTAAAGTACCAAAGAAACAACAAAAAGGCAGATTTGCTAAAAAGCCATTCGCAGTATGTGAGCAAATGGAATGGATTAACTTTGGATTTTAAACGGAGATATACAAATGGATAACATGACTAATACAGATTATCAAATTCAAGATGATTATAACACTAGCTATATGGCTAATTATGAATATGCTTTAAGTGAATTTATTGAAGCAATAGAACCAATCAAACAGCAGTTTGAGCATTACCTAGATGAAACACCTCTTTGTGATGTTGATTTCAATATCTTAAAAACATTAACTGATAGCGTTTTTTCGATGCAAGAAATTGCACTTTATGATTATGAAGATTATCAAGGTGAAATTATTGAATACGATTTCACTAATGAATTGAAAAAGATTTTATCAATAGATTACGGTTGGGAGATTTAATATGACTTTACAAGACAAACAGTTTCTAGCGGTTATCGGCACATTTGTTTTTATCTGCCTAACCATTGTTTCATTAATTAACGTTTACGGAGTTTAATATGTCAAGAATTACAGATTATGTTTTAGACCAAGAATCAAACGGTGAATTAGAATACAGCGAATCTAACGCCATGTATTACCCAAGTGATACCAACACCAAGGGTGAGCAAGAAAAGTCGCTAGAAGATACCCTAGCGTTCGCCAAAATGTACATGAAGTCGGACAAGTTCGCTACTGAATGGGATAATTTTGTAAGAAAGGGGTTTTTTTAATGAATGTATTAAGTTTATTTGACGGTATGAGTTGCGGTCAAATCGCATTAGACCGTTTAGGTATTAAAGTTGATATGTACTTAGCAGCAGAGATTGATAAATACGCAATGCAAATCGCTAAAAAGAATTATCCAAACACAGTACATCTTGGTGATGTAACTAAACTAAGAGGTGTAGATTTACCTAAGATTGATTTATTAATGGGTGGTTCGCCTTGCCAAGGATTTAGCTTTGCAGGTAAGCAGTTAAACTTTGATGACCCACGTTCAGCACTATTTTTTGAGTTTGTTCGATTATTAAAAGAAACCAAGCCAAAGTATTTTCTGCTTGAGAACGTGAGAATGAAACAAGAGTATCAAAATGTTATATCTGAGCATTTAGGTGTTAAGCCGATAATGATTAATTCAGCATTAATGTCTGCTCAAAATAGAGTGCGTTTGTATTGGACTAATATTCCAAACATTAAACAACCAGAGGACAAAGGCATTGTGCTTAAAGATATTTTAGAGTATGGTGCATTTGATAACGTAAGAGCAGGACAATTACAAGCATATCCAAGAAATTATAAAAAACTCAAATTAAAAAGAGTTGAGCGAATGGAATTTAGGTCTGATGAAAAAAGCAACACGGTAATTTCCAACCCTATGAAAAATCAAATTCATAGACCTTGCGAATTAAAAGAGTTTAACAAAGACTCGTTATGTCATCACGCTGCCACAGCAACAGACATTAAAGGTAACGAATCTATTAAGCGTGTTTATGCTGATAGTGGCAAATGTCCAACATTAACAACAATGGGCGGTGGTCATAGAGAGCCTAAGGTTTTAGTTATTAAAGAAGCAACTAAAAAAGGATATACTGAGATTAATGAAGGTGATTGTTTTGATCTAACCTTTCCAAATAGCAAAACAAGGCGTGGTCGCAATATGAAAAACAAGTGTAATTGTTTGACTGCTGCCAATTATGATTATATGGTTTTTGAGAATAAATCAGCCACTAAGAAAGGCAAGGCTTACGCATTAACTCATTCATACACTGGTGCCGTTGCTTGGAACTCAATAGAGCGAAAGCAAAGAACAATGGTTCCAGTATCTCAATGTGATATAGACGATCCAAATG